TAATGGTCGAGTATTACAACTTAATGCATCAATGAAGAAAAATTTACTTTTTATTGCGGCAACTGTTTTAGTAATTGGTGTTCAAAAATTAACTGAAGCACTTGGATTTTTAGGTGAAAAGACTGAAGAAAATACATTAAAACAACACGGATATAATGATGCTTTAAGAGAATTTGACAGACAATTACAAAATCAAAAGGCTTCTATTGCTGAAGCTATGCAATCTCAAGAAGCTTTAGCTGAAAAAACTAACGAGATGACTTCGGCTATGTCAGCATTTGATGAACAATTAAAATCACAAGATGGCATATTGTTTGGCTTAAATCAAAGATATTTAGAAATGATTGAATCTTTAGGTTTACTAAATGATGCACAAATTAAAGTAATGAACGGATTTGATGCACAAAAACAAGCATCAAGAGAAGCACACGCAACAGAAGTTCAAACAGCAGAAGAAGCGGCAAATAAAAACTTAGAAGCCTTTAAAAAGGGTGAGTTTGGCAAGATCAATATGAAAAAATTGACCGACAAACAATTAGGTCAAATGGGTAGATCCGCACTTCAAGAAGGTGCTAAAATTAACAAAGAAATGTTTAGATTAAACCAAGCATTGATGATTGGTGAGGCTATAATGAATACTGCGGCTGGTGTCACTAAAGCATTATCTCAAGGTGGAATGTTTGCAATCCCAGCGGCAATAGCAATAGGTGCTATGGGTGCGATACAAGTTGCAACAATAGCTTCCCAACAACCACCAGCACAATTTGGTGGAGCTAGACAAGCTGGATCTCCATTCTTAGTTGGAGAAAAAGGGCCAGAATTATTTACACCAGCTACTGCTGGAACAGTTACACCTAATCATCAATTACCGAGTGGTGGTAATGTTGTAAACTTTAATATAACAACAGTTGACGCACAATCATTTGGTGCTTTACTAGATACAAGACGAGGACAAATAGTAAATATGATTAATACTGCTTTGAATAATAAAGGACAGGCGGCTCTAGTATGAGTGGTGCATTTCCAACAACACCGATTGCTAACGCTATTAATATTAGAAACAATCAAACAACGATTGTATCTACATCTATTAGTGGTCGCAGACAGGCTAGACAATTACAAAACCAAAGATGGGAAATGACAGTATCATTTCCTATTATGACTAGAACAAACTTTGCTCCAATATTTGCTTTTATCAATTCACAAAGAGGGCGTAAAGAGTCATTTACATATACACCACCAATTATAGATGACGCATTAGGAACTGAAACAGGATCAGTATTAGTGAATGGAGTACACGCTGTTGGAGATACAACTATTGCTATGGACGCATTTGCTGGTGATGGTGCTGGTCGATTTAAAGCTGGTGATTTTATTAAGTTTGCTTCACACGATAAAGTTTATATGGTTGTATCTGATGTGACTTCATCAAGTAATTCGGCAACAGTAACAATAGAGCCACCATTAACAACTGCATTGGCTGATAATGAAGCAGTTACTTATGATAGTGTTCCATTTACAGTTGCATTAAAAAATGATGTTCAAGAGTTTCAAATAGGACAAGACGCTTTTTTTAGATACGAATTAGACTTTATTGAGGTTATATAATGGCAAGAGGTTTACACTCTACCCTTAAAACAGAATTAGCAACAGATCATTTAGATCAAATACATTTAATTCAGTTTACTATTGGTAGTACAATCTATTATAGAACGACAGCGTATTATGATATTACTTACGATAGCAATACATATACTGCTGGTGCTGATATTTTACAGATACCCACAATTACTGAATCAAGTCAAATTGCAACGAGTAATGTTCAATTTGTATTAGAAGGTGCAAGTCAAACTTTTATCAGTTTGTTATTAAATAACGAACACATACATAGACCAGTTAAAATTATTAGAGCATATTTAACTGATACAGGATCTCTAGTTGATAATCCTTATACAATATTCTTGGGTTATATCTCTGGATATAACATAAACGAAACGACAACCTCAAGTCGAATATCTATTAATGTTGCCAATCATTGGGCAAACTTTGAAATGAAAAAAGGTAGAAGAACAAACGACAGTTCACAACAACAAATATTTGCTGGTGATCGGTTTTTTGAATTTTCTGATTCAATGATGGTAGATATCGAATGGGGTAAAGTGAATGACAAACAGTGATTATTCTGTAATTAAAGCAAACCAAAACCATATACCAGAATTAATTAATTTATTAATTCTTATGCCAGATGAAGCTAATACAATCTATCCGCCTTACAACAAACAATTAGGTGCTAGATATTTAAAAGGATTAATAGATCAAGGATTAGTTTTATTATTGATACACGATAAAAAGATTATTGGTACTATTGGTGGCAGTATTACAAGATGGTGGTGGTCGGAAAGTAAAATGTTAATTAATACTTTTTTCTTTGTAAAAGAAGAACACCGCACATTTGATAACGCAAGTAAACTTATTAAACAATTTAACAATATAGCTGAGAAGAATTTAGTGCCATTAATATTGGCTACAAGTGACGCTAAAGATATGGAAAGAAAAGATATGTTATTTGAAAGATTAGGATTTAGAAAACTCGGTAGCCAGTATGGAATAGGAGTATAAATGGGCGGTATAGTTGACGATATTAAAGATATAGTTGATGATGTATTTGATGGTATTGGAGATATATTAGGTGAAATTGGTGACTTCTTATTTGGTTGGATGATCCCAGATATGCCAGAAATGCCAGACTTTGAGGCTATGCTTCAAGGTGATGGATTGTTGGTTAATAAACGAAACAGTAACGATGCACTTCCTGTTATATATGGTACTCGCAGAGTAGGTGGTAACATAGTATGGTTAGCGACCTCTGCTGATAATCAATATTTATATATGGTACTTGCAATATGTGAAGGTCAAGTTGCAAAGTTTACTGAATTATATATAGACGATCAATTATATGCGACTTACACAGGATCAGATGGTACTTATGGCAACCCTAATCAAACGATATCAAGTTTAAATGTTGGATCACCTAGTTCGGCATTGACTAATACTTCTGGTTTGACTATTGAAACAGATCACCCAGTATATTCAGCAATACAAGAAAATTTAATAGAGTCACAATTTGGTGACGGTGTTTCTGAAGTTGTAGAAGAAACAAATTTTTTAACTAATTTTATATGGTTTGACGGACAAGATGATGGCTTTAATACTTCAATTAATTTTAATACTTCAAGTTTAGGCTGGACATCTTCACACTTAGGCAAAGGTATTTGTCACGCTATGTTCAGTTTTAAATATGATTCTGACGCTTTTAATGGAATACCTAAGATTAATTTTGTTATCAAAGGTAAACAAGTTTTAACTGATTTAACAGGATCAACTTATGCTTATTCTGCTAATCCAGCTTTATGCTTATATGATTATTTAACTTCTACTCGATATGGTAAAGGTTTATCTGCAAGTGATATAGATACTTCTGCTTTTACGACTGCCGCTGGTGTTTGTAATACTTCGGTTACACCATACACAGGAGCAAGTTCACAGAATTTATTTGAAGCTCATACTGCATTGGGTAACAAAACTAAAATAATTGATAATGTTAAAAAGTTGCTTTCATCAATGAGGGCTTTCTTTACATATAGTGGTGGTTTATATACGCTTAAAATTGAAGGAACAGGATCAAGTGTTCTATCAATAACTGAAGATATGATTATTGGTGGGATTAATGTTATTGGTGAAGATAAACAAAAAAAGTATAACAGAGTTATAGCTCGATTTGATAATGAAGAAAAAAATTACCAACCAGATGAAGTTATCTATCCACCTAAAGATGAAACAAATGTTGGAGCTAGTTATAAATACGCAACAATGCTTTCTAATGATAATGATGAAGAATTACATTTTGAAATGCAGTTGCCTTGCACGACTAATCCATATCAAGCTGAGGATTTTGCTGAGTTAGTGTTAAAAAGATCACGATCTGGTTTACAGATTGCTTTTCAAGCAACATCTGAAGCTCAAGAATTAGCAATAGGAGATATATTTCAAGTTAATCATACAGGAATGGGTTTTAGTTCTAGTAACTTTATTTGTATGGGGATCACTTTACAAAATAATGGAACAGTTGGTATCAAAGGATTACAGTATCTTGCTGACGCTTATACTTATAATACTAAATTACAAAGACCATCTGCTCCAGTTACTTTCTTGCCAGATCCTAGAACTGTTAATGCACCAGTATTGGCTTCTATAACTGATACGCCTGTCAATGTCACAGAAGGTAACTTAAATGTCATAATGACTGTTGGACTTAAAGGGACACCAGATTTTTTCGTAGATAAATATGAAGTTCTTTATAAAAAAAGTACAGATTCATTTTATAAATCTGCTGGAATATCATCAAACTTAGTAAGAGAGATCCCTGTTGAAAGCGGTGTTACATATAACGTAAAAGCGAGAGCAATAAACGCATTAGGTTATAAGTCAGCTTACGTTGCTAGAGATCATTATGTTATTGGATTTAGTGATCCACCAGCTAATGTTGCTAATTTATCAATAGACTTTCAAGACGAGATTGCAGTTTTAAAATGGGATCCATCTGCGGATTTAGATTTAGCATATTATCATATTAGATATTCACCAAATGCTAGTGATAGTTATCCTAACAGTATTGTCTTAGTTGATAAGGTCAGTCCACCAGCTAACTCAGTCATAGTACCAGCTAAAGCTGGGGTTTATTTTATCAAGGCATTTGACTTATTAGGACACGAAAGTTTAACTGCTGGAAGTGTTATAGGAACTGTAACTGAATTTGCTGGTCAAAATCTTGCAACTACAATTACTGAAGAAACATCTTGGGCTGGAACTAAATCTCAAGTTGTTGTTGAAGATAATGCTTTAGTTCTTGCTGGTGATGAAGTTACGCTTTTTGATTCAGTTAGCGGATTATGGGACGACAGAGTTGGTTTCTTTGATGAAGTTGATGGCTTTGAAAGCACAGGAACATACACTTTTGCTAATCAAATTTCATTGGGTGCTAAGTATCAAGGTCGAGTATCATCTTATTTAAACGTAGATCAATTAGATCGAGTTTCTAGTTTTGACGGGCTTGCCTCGTTATTCGATTCTGCTCAAGGCTTGTTTGATAGTGCTGGTGCTTCACCCGATATGGATGCTAAGTTATTTATCTCAACTTCAGATGATAATTCAACTTACACAGCATTTACACCATTTCAAGATGGTAATTATGAATTTAGATATGCTAAGTTTCAATTATTATTGACAACAAATTCAAGTTCACAATCACCTAAGGTAAACAATGCACAAGTGAGATTATATATGATGGATCGAACTGATAAAGGATCTAATATAGCAAGTACAACATCAACAAGTGGAAAAGCAGTTACATTTAACACAGCTTTTTATGCTGAGCCTAGTTTAACGATTGCCGCACAAAATTTAGCAACGGGTGATTTTTATACAATAACCAGTAAATCAGCGACAGGATTTACTATTGAATTTTTTAATTCTGGTGGATCAACAGTCGATAGAACATTTGATTACGTTGCCAACGGACAAGGCAGAGCCATATAACTTTACAAATTAAACAAATAACATTATAAGGAGAACATAATGTCACAACACGATTATAACATAGCCAATCAGACGTTCCCAGCTACAAGAACAGATCTGAACAACGCATTAGGTGCAGTTGCAACTAATAATGCTGGTAATTCAGCACCAAGCACCACTTATGCCAATCAATGGTGGTTTGATTCAGATGATAACAAACTGTATATGAGAAACAAGGACAATGACGCTTGGGTATCTATTTTGACTATTGGTGCAACAAGTGATCTTCAAACAATTACAACCGATCTTATTTCAGAAGTAACAAGTGCCGCTGGTGTAACTATTGATGGTTTATTAATTAAAGATGGTGGTATTGGAGCGGCTGGTACAGCTACTAGTGTTGCTGGTATTCCTTTCTTTAGTGATACTAGTAATGGTTCTATTTATACTCACGATGTTTCAGGTACAGATGATACAGCGGCTAATAATACCGCTTACGGACTAACAGCACTTGATGCTGTTACCACAGGTGATGGAAATACTGTCATAGGTCAGGCAGCTGGAACTGGATTAACTACTGCATCTGATAATATATTAGTAGGTAGAGCAACTGGTGGTAGTGGTACTATAACAGGAAATTTTGGAACTTATGTTGGAACTGGTATTGGTGGAAACAACGCAATGACTTCTGCTCATAGCAACGTATTTATGGGTAGAGAAGCAGCTTATTATGGAACTACAATTCACGAGTCTGTTCTTATTGGTGAACACGCTGGAAAATCACTCACAACTTCAGGTGATGTAATCTTTATTGGACACAATGCTGGAGATGGACACGATACTGAAAATCATAACTTAGGTATTGGTACAGACGCACTAGGTGGATCAATAGCTGGTGGAGAATTTAACGTAGCTATTGGTAACTATTCATTAGATGCTTTAACTTCGGCTGATAGTAATGTAGCTATTGGTTATCGAGCTGGTAGTGCCATAACCACAGGTGGTTCAAATGTGGTTGTAGGTAAAGACGCTGGACAAAATTTAACAACAGGTGATGGTAATACAATACTTGGTCAAAATGCAGTTGGTGATGGTGTTTCGACTGGTAATAACAATGTTGTTATTGGTAAACTTGCTGGTTTTGATATGACCTCTGCCGCTGCCAATGTATTAATTGGTGAAGATGCTGGTGCAAATTTAACAGAGGCTAGTGCTACTGTTATTGTTGGACAAGGTGCTGGTGAAGCAGTTACCACTGGTGGTGATAATATTTTAATTGGTCAAAATGCTGGTAACAGTTTTGATACTGAAACTAATAACTTAGCTATTGGTAAAGCTGCACTTAGTGGCTCAGTAGCTGGCGGAGAATACAATGTAGCAATCGGTAACTACGCACTCGATGCTTTGACGTCTGCTGATGGTAATACTGCTATAGGTTACGAAGCTGGAAGTGCAATAGCAACTGGTGGCAGACATACTGCTGTAGGGTATCAAGCATTAAAGGCAATGTCTGGTGGAACAGTTGGTAATGTAGCTATTGGTTGGAAAGCATTAACAGCCGCAACTGGAGAATATAATACTGCGGTGGGAGACCAAGCTGGGTTAATTGTATCAAGTGGTGTAAGAAATATGGCAATAGGTGCTGGTGCTTTAATAAATGCAGATACTGAAAATGACAATATGGCATTTGGTGCTGATTCAATGGCTGGTGCAATTAATGGTGGAGAATTCAATATTGCTATCGGTCGTCAATCTTTAGATGCTTTGACTTCGGGTGACCATAATGTAGTGATGGGGTATCAAAATGCCACAGGACTTTCAACAGGAAGTGAAAATACTGCTGTAGGTTCTTCTGCTGGTTATGCTTTAACAAGTGGTGAACAAAATGCTGCTTTTGGTAGACGTTCTGGTGAAGCAGTTACTACAGGTACAGATAATACCACTGTTGGCTATATGGCTGGATATAACATTACAGAAGGTGGTGGAAATATTTGCATAGGTTCTGGAACTAGTGTTGCTGGTGCAACAAGTGATTTTCAAATTGCAATAGGTTTTGAAATAGACGCAGGAGCAAATGAAGTAGCAATAGGAAAAGCTGGTGCAAAACTTTATAACAATTTTACAAGTGGCTCAAGTTGGTCACAAAGCTCTGATGAAAGATTAAAGACGGACATAGAATCTGATAATTTAGGTTTAGATTTTATTAATGCATTAAGAACTGTTAAATATAAATGGAAAGATACAACCACTTTACCAGACGAATTATACGACCACAAAACAAAAGAAACAGCTAAAGATGTTAATCAAATTCACAGTGGTTTTATAGCTCAAGAAGTTAAACAAGCTCTTGATAAAGTAAGTGCAAACGCAGAACATTATAAAGTATGGGATGTTCAAAGAGATGGTGTTCAAGCAATATCTAAAGAATGTTTTGTAATGCCATTAGTGAAAGCCGTACAAGAGTTGTCGGCTCAAATAACAACTCTACAACAAGAAATAAACACTCTAAAAGGAGAATAATATGACAGTAACTAAAGAATGGGTATCAGCTAAACCTAAAGTAAATGCTGATGGAAATGTAACAGAATGGTCAGTTGAGTATAAATATACTGATGGTGACTTTTCTCATACATTTAGAAAATCTGAAAAGATAGACACACCATCAAAAGCACCTAGTGGATATTCTAAATCTGAAATACTTGGTCTAATGGATGAAGCACATTGGGATGATATGTTTAATAAAAAAAATAACGTACACAAAAATCCACCAGTAGCAGATACTGTTGATAAAGACTTTGATATTAACTCATTAAGCTAGGAGCTAAAAATGGAAGATCAACTGAAACAAACAGTACAGGATTTAGTGAATATTATTAATGAAAAAGAAATAATGATTACTAATCTAAAACTTAACAATCAATCTCTTTTAAGAGAAATACAAAACTTAAAAGGGGAAGAAGTTGATGCCGAGTCAAAGTCAGAAGAATAGCGAAACATTAATCCGTCTTGAAGCTCGGATAGAGACTATTGAAAACAATCATCTGACGCATATTCAAAATTCGATTGATAAGATCGAAAAGCACATAGCGTCTATTTGGAAAGTAGTCGGCATATTGTGTTTTATGTTTACGATAGTATTTGCAGAGACAGTAAAATCATTTATAGATTTATTAGTTATTTAATAGAGGGTTATTGATTGACCAAAAAATTTTCAAGGGTGCTTTTGATCTCTGATCTGCACCTACCATATGAACACCCAGACGCATTTGCCTTTCTTTCAGCATTAAAAAAACATATAAATCCAGATTGCGTCATAGGGGGCGGCGATGAAATTGACTTCCACGGAATATCGATGCACGACTCTGATCCAGATTTATATTCTGCTGGACACGAATTATATGAGGCTAAAAGAAAAATTAAAGAATTAGAAAAGATGTTTCCTACAATGAAGCTATTGCATAGCAATCATTCATCTTTAATTTATCGTAGAGGTTTAAAACACGGAATACCCAAAGGCTTGTTAAAAGATTATAATGATTTTTTAGAAGTTGGTAAGGGTTGGGAATGGGTAGATAATTTAGTTATTAAATTATCAGATGGAAGTGAATGTTTTTTAACTCACGGAATGTCAGCCAATGTATTAAAAGTTGCGATGCAATACGGAAAATCAGTAGTTCAATTTCATTATCATTCCACTTATTCTATACAATACTTTAGCAATCCAGATGCTTTAATATGGGCGATGCAGTTATCTTGCCTTGTCAATCAGAAAAGTTTGGCGTTTGCTTATGCTCGTAATTTTTCAAAAAGATTTATTGTAGGTACAGGTGCTATTATAAATTCAAAACCTATTCTTTTCCCAATGGTATTAAATAACAAAGGGCGTTGGATAGGTAAAATTGTTTGATATAATAATATAAATCTATTAATGTTCATCAAATGAGTGCATTTAAGAAACAAGTCGGTGGAACACATTATAAAGATCATAAGATACAACCTTATGAATTTATTCAAGAGAACAATTTAAATTACTTACAAGGTGTAGTTATAAAATACATTGTTCGATATCCACAAAAGAATGGAATACAAGACTTGGAAAAGATTATTCACTATTGTCAATTAGAAATCGAAAGGTTAAGAAATGGTAATGGCAAGAATTAAAGTACCAGATCGTATGCAGACAGTTAATATTCGTATGTCGATAGATAATATGCGAGTAGTAGCTTCATTAGATTATGATTTTAGTGAAACAGGAATTACGCCTTTGGCGATATGGGTAAAGATTAAACCCAATGAAAGTACATTAGATCGTGAATTACGATCTTCTGGCAAGTTGGCTTCTCTATTAATGCAATATGGGTGTCCGATGAAAGAGATAGCCGACACATTAACAAAAGACAGTATAATCGGACAAGTTGTAAACTATATAACAAAAAATTTAGAGGATATATTAGCTGGTAATCAACCAGATAAAATCCCTAATTTCTCAACCGACATTTATAAAATAAAATAGG